CTCCTGTTTAAGAATAAAACCGTCCATTAGTGTGTACGAACACACATTTGGGCGGTTTTTATTTGTAATAAGCAGATAAAAAGGTGTAAAGACTTGCAAATAAGATGATTATTTGTTAATTTTGCAGATATGAGTAAAGGAAGAGATAGTAAATTGATAGAAGCACGCAACAGAAGGCTATTTGAGCGTTACTTCTACTGGACAGAGGAACGACGCCTCCGTTTCGATGATACTATCCGCATACTTTCCAATGAAGAGTTTTATCTGTCTGAAAGCCGTGTGCTGCATATCATTCGTGATATGATTAAACGTGGCGAAACAGTAGATGGTAAGCAGATGAAAGCACCGCTCTTCACAGGCTTTCGTGTTACACCTTCACGCCCATCTTCACGCGTAAAGAAGGTTTCTGAACCATCCTTGTTTCCTTAACCATTTCTGACACCGTACACTCGTACATCATTTCATACACTTTTATTCCGTGCTTCCAAGTAAAGAACTTGGAAGACTTGCGTATCAAAGGAGCATCAGTGCCAAGACAGGTTCCCTGTAGTAGCTGGTGTAACTGGTGTCGCATTTCATTACGCTCTCTGACAGCCTGCGTGGTTCCACTCGTAGCGTGAGTGTCATCATAGCAGTCTATGATAAGACGGATGCGAAGCCTACAAGTTCCTTTCTGTGCAAGCATTCCTATATCGCTCCATTCTGTCTGTGCTTCTTCTATGAGTACTGCAGGGAACGTTAGCGGATACATATCAGTATCCTCGTCCTCTATATTTTCAAGTTGTCCGTAGTCTTCGTCAATTACTGAAAGCGACGGCATTTTCTCTTTAAGAAAGTCTATCAGTTGGCAGAGTGTCTGTTCCATATTTATGTTCTACTTACAAGTTCTTTAATTTTCTCTAAGCTCTCATCAAGCATCTTGTTAATCTTTGTTGTCAACTCACGGCTATCACCAATGAACTGACGTCGTGGAATGCGTGCTGTGATATTAAGCTTTGTCTTTTTCGTGAGTGCGAGAGCCTTCCACATCTTAGCTCCAGAAGGTAAGTCTTTTGGAAGTTTCCCTTTGCCTTTCACGCCTGATAACGCATACACCTTAGCCCATGCCATACGCCGCATACGCTTTGTGATGGTTGGATGCGTATTGATGGTACCGCCTTCATTGTGAACAGCTGCGTAAGGCACAGGATTGGATATTGTAACTTGCCCAGGTGATGTCTCACTCTGTATTGAACGCATAAGATGATTGCGTCGAGAGGTAAGAGGAGAGTATTTTGCATCCGTCGTATTGCCGTCCTGTCGTTTCGTACGTTTCCATTGGTGAACTCCTCCATCCGTGAAGCCACCATCTCGGAAGTTCTGCTTGAAGTGGTTTGCAGCCACGACACCGACCTTTCGAGGAAGTCTATCCGTCACCTCTTTTTGTATCTCGTCTTTGACACGTGAGATACGCCTTTCTATTTCTTTTGCATCCATTTCTTCACTTTTTTGTCGAAAATGTTTGTTGTATCAGAATAAATCATTATTTTTGTAGCAGATATAAGAGGATTTCTCAAATACCGCGTCGGATTGCAGTTCCGAAGGGAAGGGTTTGAGAGATCCTTTTACTTTTTTATCATCTCTTTAAGTTTACTACTATCCGAGATGCTATACAAGACATACTCATCCCAACGTGTTTGATGAACAATGATCCAGCTTGTATCATTTGAAACTTCTGTTTCAAAGATATACCCCATTACTACTCCATTATGTTTCTTGTGGTCGTCTATAGGTCCCAAGTATTGAGCATTAGCAAATACATCTTTTATAGAAAGAAGTAGTTCATTCTTCTCTCTAAAGTGCTCATGTGGCTGATTTAACCATTCTTTTATTCCACGCATCGTTATATGTACATCATGTGGAAATTTAGGATTATGTAGCACCTCATCTTTAAGATTAGAAACCTCCTGCTTTATTTCTTTTGCTCTTGTTCTGAGCTCAGAGCGAATTGTCTTTTCTCGATCTATACAGCCATCTATATAAGGACAATTATAACAATCCTTCTTCCTATTCATGAATAGGGTCGTAAGACGCCCTTTTATGCCAGGCTTATAAAAAGAACATTGACTACACTTATCAGGGAAATACGGATGAGTGTCGTTGAATATATGCCCATCTTTACCAGGGTTGTTTTCAAGTCCTTTTTGTGGCAGAGGGGTGTTCATATCAACAGGACGATTTACAGGGTCGTCAGTAGCTTCAAGTGAGCACTTGCAGTTCCATCTATCGCCGGGGTGATGATCGTTCCAGAAAGGATCATCAATAGGCAGGGTAAGCTTTGCTGTCCAATAGTTGCGATGACTCCCTTCAGGGCTTGGTGAAGTTGTAGGCATCCATCGCAAGTTAGGCAGTATATCCTTGTTACGTTCAAACTCACGCCAGTCTGCTGCATTGTGTGCACGGATTACGGCAGTATCATACTCCGTACGAAGCCACGCACCAACGTAATGTGAGGTAATTCCCTTTACATCATCTACCCATTGACGAAAAGGCTTCAGCTTACCATCACTGTCCAGCAGGTTCTTCGCAACCTCTCCAGCCAATGAATGTACTTTGAACGCAGCGAAAACCTCATTAGAATGGCGCAGGGCGCGATAAAACTCCTCATCATGTGTACTTGCAGCATTGCTCTGTGAAAGTCCCTCCACAGTCGCCTCGTTGATAACTTTAACGACAGCCGACCATAATCTAAAATCAATGCCTTCAGCTAATTCAGGCTTGTTATGGATTCTTTGTAGAAAAGCCTGCACAACATTAAACGAGATAGCTGGGCTTTCGTTGTGGAAATGACTATGACCAGAGCAAGAGCAATGTTCACCATAATAGAGCGTATCAATCAGAAGTGCGCCCCTTTGTCTGGGGCGAGTCCGAAAAAACTTCTCAAATGCTGTTTGAACGCTGTTTTATCAGTGTTTTTGTCTTGCTTCTTTTTGTCATCATCATTACCTTGCATACCGAGTTGCTCTCTGAATGCAGCCTTTGCAACCTCCTTCTCCTCTTTCAGCTGTTTGTAGTTATCAGGCTTAGCAACGCAGAACGTTTCATAGAGGTAGTCGTCATCAATCGGAAGCCCCATTGACGAGAGTTTCTGAACGATGTCTATTTGCTGAGCAGGGTTAATCTTGTCTTTCTTTGCATAGACGAACTCGCCACCTTCCACATTGAAGCCAAGTGAGGAGAAAATAGGTCGCATATCATAATTGAGAATATCAAGAATGAAATCACGATCATCAGAGTTCATCTCGTCCTCTTCCTCCTTGTGTACAGAACCGAGCGCCTGCGTTCCTGTTGACTTTGCGTCTGTAGTGAGCGTGTTTCCCAGCACACGTATAGACATCTTTATCAATATTAAAAGAAAAGTCTTCTAAATTTATCGATTTGTTATCTCTTTACTTTCTCTTAAATATTGTTATAATATTCACAATAAAATCCTCCTTACTTTGAAAATTAAAGGGAAAGCCATACCTTTACATTGCTCATCTATAGTTAGAAGGAGTTTCGAGACCCGATTACCTCTGATGCATCTCGGGTCTTGCGTTTTTTATAGAGGTGTGGAAAGTGCTTTCTTTCGTTTCTTATGGTTTTAAGGATAAAAGGGGGAAAAGGACTATATTGTAAAATTCGTTACACAGTTTTGTGTTTCTATAACTTTAATTGGGTCTTGCAGTAAAGTTTTATCGAAGAAACAAATCTGAACTTGTCTAATTTGTGCTAAATAGAGACCAGCTTTAGGGAAGCATATATCCGTGTTTTTAAAAGAAGATTGTATAGGCATAGCTCTTATAGCCTTATAATTAAATTCGGTATGTTCTTTCAAATATTTAAGAACAAAATCAAAGCGAATATTCTTTTTATTGAACTGTTTCTTGACTACTTGTGCAATTTTGATAAATTCGTCAAAAGCCTCTAAATCGCCTAATAGGTCATAAAGTAAGGGAGAATGGGCATCGTATAAAGTTTTACAAACGACATACCCTTTTCCTTTACTTTTATATGCAGTTTCCCCCCACCATTCAGCATCTTCTATACGTGTGTCCCAAAAGTAATAACCTTCCCCAAGCCAAGGAGTCTTTACGCCTGTTTTAATATTCCCTTGAGCGTCACGTAAAGAACAGAAATAGGGACCATTAGCCTCTATTTCCTTATTGTTATTACGATATTCAAGGGTCTGATAGATTGTTGTAGATTTCATGGATTACTCAACAACAGAAGTGTTGTCACGGAGTTCCTCAGTAAGCCCCATCAGATTCACTGTTGGTAATATCATAGGGCGGAAAGAATTTGCTTGGAGTGAAAGAGTACTGACAAAAGCCCTTATGTAAGGGAAAAGTATGGCAAGGCTATTTGGATAAAAGAAATCAGGAATCTCCTCAAACTTAATTCTATCCATGAAACTAAACTGTGCTATACAAGAAACTTCCACTATGATAGTATCAGTCTCTTCACACTTCACAATTGTATCAAAAGAAAGGTCATAAGTCCCTTCTATCTCTTTTAACTTGCCAGATGGTTTGAAATCGATTACAAACTCTGCATCCTTTGGTATATCAAAATTCAAGGTTGCCTTAGTGAATTTGTAATTAACTAACCGAAATGCTACTTCCTTATTATTCATAGATATTATGCAGCCATACCGTATTGCGCATTAGAAGATATATCCTCTGTTGAAACGGTAAAATCATATTTTCTATCATCACAAAAAATGTCAGAATTGCTATAAGCCATTTCTGTATCAATATAGCCTCTTACCAATTTAGCATACTCTAATACGTCAGGACCTATCTCATTAAGGTAGTCCCACTCTGCACACTCTTTTTCAAGAACCTCCGTTGGAGTATTCTCGAAATAGCTCTTAAGTTGCTCAAGAAGTTTTCCCATTGTCCTTATTATGTTATTTGTTTGTTTGTTTATTTCTTTATTTCTGCTGCAAAGATATGACTTTCTTTTTTAATATCCTAAATAATTTACGTAATTTTGTAACTATATCATATACCTATATCATGTACCTTTGCAAAGAAATATGTCTAATACTTATAACTGGGAGCTTATAAGTTCAACTTTTTGTATATAAAAACATCATGCCTTATTACACCTTCATCTTACCAACACAAACAAGTAAGACAAAAATACCATTTGCAAAATAGAACATAAATTGCCAACTTTGTAGTGTGATACAAGTTGATGAGTTGACGAGTAGACAAGTTATCCGTACAATTAACCATTCATTTGTTACTCATTCACTTGTCAACCATAAGTGACCCACTTACGCCTCAAAAGTGACCCACTTATGCACCGTAAGTGATAAGGTAGTAATTGGGTAAACGAGTAAACAAGTCTACAAGTAGACGAGTTAATAGTATTGATAGGCTGTCAACGTTATAAATCAAACAAATATGAACAAAGAACTATTCAACCACAACAATCGTACAACCCCTTCTTTGAAAGAATTAGGAAAGCCTTTCCGACTCCGTGCTTATGGGCGTACAGAACTGGCACAGGCTTATAATCCTCACCTCTCGCCAAGCGCAGCATGGCAGAAACTCTCCCTATGGATACATCTTTACCCAGATTTGACAGAGCGACTTAAAGCAATCGGCTACTCGCCCCACCAGCGTGTCTTCACTCCACGGCAAGTAGCGATGATTGTCGAGGCATTGGGAGAACCATGAGGGGGCGATATGAGAAATATAACAAATAAAGTTGCGTGAAATTTTCACGGCATATATATTTTTTGTATATTTGCACCTAATCAATAAATAGATACATTTAGAAGCTATCTTTATTCATTTATGATCATTTAAATTTGTACGTTATGTTACTCAGAGTAATACTAAAGAATTTCCTGTCTTTTGAAGATGAGGTTCAATTTGATATGTTCCCTAATATGAGAAAGGAGTCTCTTCCCAATCATATTACTATGGCTGCAGGAGTGTTACCAACACTAAGAATGGCTGCTATATATGGTGCCAATGGTGCTGGAAAATCCAATATGCTGAAAGGTGTTGACTTTATCAAGTTATTAGTGACTAATAAAGATTTTTTAAATCAATCTAAAGTTTCAAGATATTTTTATGCGTTAAAGGATGATCCTGCTTCACAACCAATAACTCTGGCTATAGAGTTTGTTACAAAAGCAGGAAAAGCATTTATCTATTCTGTTGGAATTGGTGAAGAGGGGATTAGATCTGAGACTCTAATGGAATCTGGACTTGGTGCAAACGAGAATAAAAATGTCTTTACAAGAGAAGGCGACACTTTGTCCTTTGCAGTAAAGCCATCAGATGAGGTTCAACAAATGATTAAAGCATGGTTAGAAAAAAATCCTTTTGCCAGTTTATTGACTATTAATGATGATATGCCTGTTTTATCAGATGAAAACATTGCTATTGCCAAGAATTGGTTTCATGAAGAATTATTACTAATCGGCTTTCATTCGTTCATCCCTGGCTTAATTGAACTTTTTAGAAGAAATAAAGAAATCACTGAGTTTACATCAGCTCTACTCAAGGCTGTTGATTTAGGAATCAATACGGTCAAAGTTCAAACAGAGGATTTTGATGAATGGATTCGCTCCCACGATGAGGCAGAACCGTTAATAGAGAAATTAAACAAAATGCAATCTGGTGGAATATCTCAAATAACAGAGAACAGAATTAGACGAAATATCACCGTTGAAAATGGGGTTAGAAAGATTAGCCAGATGATGTTTGAACAGTTTGGGAGAAACGGCTATTCAAAAGATATGGATATTGTGGCGCAGTCAGACGGAACAGTTCGCCTACTTAACCTTGCTCCTGCTTTTTATGATGCGATAAGGGATGGTAAAACTGTCCTAATTGATGAAATTGAACATAGTATCCATCCACATCTTATAAGAGAATTAGTAAAAATCTTTTCTAAACAGAAGACAACTGGCCAGCTAATATTCACAACGCATGAGACCTGTTTATTGGATCAAAAATTTATCCGTACAGATGAGGTTTGGATGGTTGAGAAAAAGGATGGTAGCACCCACATGTACTCATTAAACGATTTTAAGATTCATAATACCATCAATATTGCAAATGGGTATATGGAAGGACGTTATGGTGCCATTCCCTTTATTGGAGACCTAAAGATGTAATGACTTATGGACTTTTCAAAGTTTTCATATAAAAAAGATGACTCCGAACAGGAGCCAAAAACGTCTATTTGTTATCGAGAAAATGAAGATCAGACTGATGCAGAGGATAGGCAGACAGACGTAGGGCATAGTGAAGCAAACAATGTCATCACAGCTTTCAATGCCTCCCCAAACTACCAAAAAGGGGATAGTTTTCGTGAGCCATCACTTTTTTTTATTATCTCAGGTGGAGAAAAAAGGGAACGGGATTTCCTGAAAGAACTTATAAATAGCAAGGAATCCACTGCCTTAAAAGCACTATTTCTATCAAAAAAAGGGCAAGGATTACATCCTGATCAAATGCAGAAAGAATGGCAGAAGATTAGAAAGGATGGGAAATTTATAATTGATGACCAGACTTATTATTTAGAAAAAATAGATGAGGTTTTCTTGTTGTCTGATGTCGATAACTTTTACGCAAAGTTGCAGGTAATTCTTTCTTCTAAGTCAAATGATGATACTGGCAGATGGATAATAAGTAACCCCTGCTTTGAGATATGGCTATACTATTGTTATAAAAATGACCCTAATAATGATTTGAATTGTATAACATCATTATCTCCCAATCAACGAAGCAAAATACTAAAACAACGTTGCAACGACGTTGTAAAAGGAGGACTAAATGGCATTAGGGCTTTCGGGTATATGAACAATGGTATAAAAAACAGCAAAGAACATTACGCTGAGGATGCTAATGGCATTCCTGTTCTCTTTGCTACACAAATGCACGAAATGGCGCAGTGCATAATAGATAAACTTAAATAAAAGTCGCTATCATGTAATTTCCAGTGGCTTGTACTCTCAAAGTGCAAGCCACTGTCGTTTTTCCACTCTTTGCATGACAACCGTCCGCAAAGTCCACATCTAATACTTAATAAGCCCTGCTAACCCCTGCTAACCGCTGAAAACCTCTACCCACTCTCGCACCCTTCCTATCTTTGCAACGTGATTACACACAGAGAAAGCAAAATGTTTAACTAACAAGTAAAGAAAGGAACAACAACTATGATTCGTTACAAGATTTACGAGAACAAGAACAAGAAGAGTGCGGGCTATAAGAAGTTTTATGCACGTGCCGTAAGTGAAGAGACTATCGACCTCCGCCAGCTTGCCGACTACATGGCTACGCACAATGTGCCCTTCTCAAAGGGTTGCATCTATGGTGTATTGCGCGATATGGTGGCTTGCATCAAGGAAATCATTATCGACGGAAAGAACGTCAAGATTGACGACCTCGCTATCTTCTCGGCTGGATTGCGCACACTGGGTGCTGCTTCTGTGGAAGACTTCCTGCCTGCGAAAAACATCAAGTGCGTAAAACTACGCAGCAGAGCAACCGGAGTGCTCCGTACGCTAAAACTCATTGGCGATGCTAACTTACGTGAGTTTGCACTCTACACCGTCGCCAAGAAGAAGAAAAAGCAGAAAGGCGGTGGAGGCGAACATGTGGGACCTGAACCCGTAGGACCTGTTCCTTCAGGGGAAGGATAAAAATGTAGAATAATAAACGAGTAGATAGGTTGACGAGTAGACCAGTTGATAGTCAAGCAACTTGTCTACTCGTTTATTTTTTCAACCTTTACGTCTCAAATATGACGTGGAAATAGGAAGCCTTCTCGTACCAGATGTTCGCCTTCGTGCATCTGAAACAGATGATAATGGTGAGATGCTGATAGTTCCTAAAGTCGGTACTGCAGTCATCATTGGAAGTCTGTCAGGAGACTATTCAAGCCTTGTCGTCTTAGCTGTGGATCATGTTGAATCTATAACGATAAATGGAGGTAAGCTTGGGGGATTGGTTAATATTGAGGATTTAACCAAGAGACTTAATGAACTGGTTAAAGCTGTCAATAGCCATACACACCAGGGTACTCATGGACCAACTGGTCCACCTCTGACTAAGGCACAGGAGTTTAAGAAGACTGATTATGAAGACGTAACTATCAAACATTGATATGAAAGGTATTACATTGATAGACTATGAAGCGGTTATACAACCGCATCGAGGACCAGACGGAAAGATTATCTCTGGTCTGGTTATCGGTGACACGCTGCATCAGAATCAGGCTTTGATTCTTCACTTACATAAGGGAGAGTTAAAAGAACGACCGATGACTGGCTGTGGTATCAGTGATATGTTGCTTGACAATGATCCTATTTATTGGAGGACGCTCATCAGAGAGCAGCTGGAGATGGACAGACAAACTGTGACTAATATAAAAATAACAACTAAAAGCATCGAAATAGATGCACAATATTAAACTTAAGCAATATGCAAAGAAACACGAAGGAATGGATACAATACGGCTCAGCCATATTTCTGCTTGCAAGTGGTGTGGCAATGGCTTTTCTGAGCTTCTTCTTCAACGGAGGTGATGTTAAGGACAGCGTGCTGTGGTATGTGTCACAGACATTGGTTTATGCTGGTTCTATCTTCGGTGTGGGTATCTACATCCAGAGTAAATGGGGCGACGTGAGAAATTACATCGACCGAGTTGTCAACTCTAAGAACGGAAAGGAGGAAGAATGAGAACGATTAAATATATTGCAATACACTGCACTGCAAGCCATCAGTCACAGACTATTGAGAGCCTACGACAAGAGTTCATTCGGAAAGGATGGACTAATCCAGGCTATCACTATGTGGTGTCGCCAGACGGCAAGATTACCCAGTTACTCGAAGAGGAGAAGGTGAGTAATGGCGTAAAGGGGTTCAATTCAGTTTCTATCAATGTCGCTTATATTGGCGGTATTGATATTAATGGTAAACCTATTGACAATCGCACAGAGGAACAGAAGCAAAGTCTGCGCTCGCTGTTGAAACTATTGCATAATAAGTACCCTACGGCAGTTATTCAGGGATATCGTGATTTTTCTCCTGACTTGAACCACGATGGTAGAATTACCTCTAACGAATATATTAAGGCCTGTCCTTGTTTTGATGCAAAGGCTGAATACGCAAACATCTAACAACAACGATATGAAAACATTAAAAGTATTATTAGCAGTTATTCTTACTGCCTTACTTTTCTCAGCTTGCTCTCATAAGGTCTATGTACCTGTAGAGAGTGTAAGCACCGATACCCTGCACGTCGTTAGCCACGATACTATAAGGGTTACGGAACGTCTTGCGCCAGTGTCACTTGCATTACCTGAGTATCATCAAGAGCGAGCAACGAAAGACTCTGTTTCTGTCTTGCAGAATGCCTTATATCGCTCAACGGCAAGAATACATAACGGTATCCTCACACACATATTAGAAAGTCTGCCAGGAGCTAAGGTAGAAGGTCTGACACCAGTGCATGACACCATCCGCATAACGATACACGATAAGGATCATAAACAATATAAAGAGAACCCAAAGATAGTTTACAAGGAAAAGAATTTGAAATGGATTGAAAAGCGTGCAATGGAAACAGGCTTTATCGCATTCGGTGTCCTTGTGATGTTAGCTCTTTATTTCGTAATAAGATGGAAGTTGAAGTAAAAGATGGTCAGACCTTGGCTGATATAGCCATACAGGAGTATGGCTCGCTGGAAGCATTGCCTGCTTTGGCTGCTGCTAATGCTATTGGTATGACTGATACGTTAGAGGCTGGAAGCAGATTGCAACTTCCTGACGTAAGTTTCAACCGATTAATACAACAGTATTGCAAGGCTAACGATGTGTCTCCAGCAACAGAGAAAGGTATGACGGATGTCAAGTTAAGGGTGTTCGGTGGTGAATTTGCACCACAGTTCAATTAAAGTAGATAAATATGGCTCGTAGTATAGCAGAGATAAAACAAACAATGACAAATGCCTTTATGGCAGATGCTACAGTAAGAGAACAATACGGACTATCAGAGAATGACACTTTTGATGATAGTTTCTCAGCGGTCAGTATTGAGAACATCCTGTTTTATATAGTTGCTGCCTGCAGTCACGTACTGGAGGTTATATTCGACCAGTTCAAGGCGGATGTAGACGATAAAATCAGTCGTGCTGTAGTAGCAAGTGTACCTTGGTACTATAAGATTGCAAAAGAGTTCCAGTATGGTGATGCTTTAATCTTTAATGAGGCGACGCAACAATATGTCTACGAACAGGAAAACGAGAAGAAGCGACTTGTTAAATATGTTGCTGTACGCGATAGAGGAACTTCCGTAGAGATTCTTGCTTCTGCTGAAGCAGGAGGACAGCCGGCTATTCTTTCAGAAGATGTTTTAACAGCGTTCAAACAGTATTTGAATCGTGTTAAAATAGCAGGTGTTGTGCTCTCTGTTCGCTCGTTGCCTGCAGATAGAATAAGTATCAATGCAACTATACACGTCGACCCACTGGTGATTGATAGAACAGGTGTAAGAATAGCAGATGGTAGTTATGCTGTAGAGGATGCTGTGAACGCCTATGTCAGAAAGATTATCTATGGCGGTACTTTCAACAAGACGAAATTGGTTGATGCTATACAAAATGTAGAAGGTGTGCTGGACGTGGAACTGCATATCTGTAAGTACAGCACGGATGGGACTATATATAAAGAAATCAGCGGTAATAATTACACCGCTGTTGGTGGAAGTTTTGTTACTGTGAACCTAAGAAATACATTGAACTATGTGGTATAAGTTAGATATCATCAAACTTGGCTTTCAGCTGTTGCCTCCAATATTGAGAAGCAAGGTGCTCGTAGCACTACTCAAAGCGATGCTGCGTGGAATAAGGGATTTGCATAACCAGTTTTATAGTTACCGTTCTCACGTGTTGAATCGCTTAAACATAACGGCAGGTGTTCAGTATATAGAGAAGATCCTAAATGATGCCTTCTTTCTTTCAGAGCATCAAATTTACATCGTCTCTGCTGATCAGAGAGTACAGACTGTTTTACATTTCAAGAGTGAAGGTCTGACCCCTGTTTATGTGAGTGGTAATCCTCCGCTGTATGTCAGAGCGTATGATGATGTCCCTAAGCAGCCTTCTTTCATTGTCTATGTACCGTCATTCCTATGTACATCAATAAATGCTGCAGAAGACAAGTATGGAGGACAGAATTTGACGACTATATTAAACCTATTGAATCATTATAAACCTGCGGGACGCTCTTTCCGCATAGAAATATACGAATATGAATAAGATGCTCTTTAGTGAGGGTGGGCAGCCCCTCTACATCGATGATCTCAAAACATTGCAGGAGAATCCAACTAATCAGATGTCTGCACTTCTTCAGGCTCTTGGTGCTAATACGTCAGCCTTTCTGCTTGAACGCTTCCAAGGAGAGTTGAAGAAACTTAATGAAGGGGATAAGACTACTACTTTTCAAACTAAGAAGAACTGGTTGGTGCTTGATGGAATCATTTATGAGATAAAGGAAACTACACTGGTTGCTCATAGTTGGAATGATCCATTATATGTTGGTGTCAGAAAATCTACTTCTGATGTACGCACATTTGAGGATGGACAAGAACGTGCCTGCAGAGAAACGGCAGAGGCTTTCTTAACTTTTGAGAAGACAGAAGGGGTCTTTAATGTCGGTGAATTGAAAACACTCTTTGACCTTATAGCTCCATCAATAGTTGTTAAGTTGTCTGAAACAGAATATAAGGATATGCCGTGGGTACTGAGGAATGGTTATTCAGGACAAATACAATCTAAAGTGAGATCTGACTATACTATTATAAAGGTTGATGTACAAAGTGAAAAGTCAGAATGGACTGATGGTCCTGGAGTAATCTTCGAATACCCTACGACACGAGTGCCAGTACCACCTATTGTCTCTGGTGCTATTGTTGTAGGAGTAAGCTCATACAATGGTCAGGAGCAGGTTGTTCACATCCAAGTGCTATCGGGGAAAGGAAAACTCATAGGAAGCTTGGGGGCATCCAGTCTTCCATCTCCTGCTAACTGTCCAATTAATACATATTTCATCATTCCAAAATAAAAAGTAATAATGGATACAATATACAGTTTGCTCAAACGAGCAAAAGAACTTAAAGAAAAAAGTCAAGTAGATAGCATCACACCTGAAGAGGTGGGTAAGCTGCACGAGGATACATTAGCATACATTGTTTCATTAGAACAATCAACTGATGGACTTGGCATTAAGAAGGTTTATCAGTCTAAGTCAGCTATGGAAGCTGATACAGACCCAGTCGGAACCAATGGAAAGGTTCTCCGATATGGCCAGTTAGTAAGCATCTATGATGATGCACACGCTGATAGTTCTGAGAATGGAAATATTTATGCATATCAGAAGCCTGGGTGGCTGCTGATGGGTAGGGTCAGTGATGGACCGACTCTTTCTATTACTCAGGAGGCAGGCGACAGCGCTACAAAGGTGATGTCACAAGCTGCTGTAAAAAAAGCTTTGAAGAACATTCAGGCGACCACAAAGGACGGCAAATCGCTGGAAGATGTGTATCAAATTGCAAAAGAAGATGCTATCTTCGGTAAGGAAAGGTTTAATGGTACTATAGATGTGTTCAATAGCGGCAAGTATGAGATAACAACAGACAACGGTTGGTTGGGTCTTAATGGCAATGTAGCATCATTAGGGTCTTTTGGTTGGGTTTATACAGATTTCATTAGCTTGAACGGTGTAAATAAGATAAACTACACAGGGTTAGCAAATCACACTTTAGTATCAAGTATTGTATATTACAATCGCGAAAAAAAGTTTGTAAGTAATCTACAGAGTGTTAGCGGAGAAATACTTTCTTTCCCAGCAGGTGCAGAGTATATTCGCTTTTGCAAGCAAAATGGCTCAATTGCGTTAGTTACGTTATATATAGATGGTGAAAAGAATGTAACTGTCAAGGAGAAGCTCGCATCAGCAAGTGAAACTGCAAATGTTGCTGCAAGAGAAGCTGCAAATGCAGAAGCAATGCGTGAAATAACTACAAATATAGTAGAGTATTATCATTCAACAGAAAAAGGGTATATTAACAGAGATTACCAATTGATTCATAAAAAAAGTGATTCGGGTTGGGTGATAAGTGGCTTTATACCAGTCTTCCCACAAGACACTTTAGAGTTTAGTGGATTTTTTCCGCACGACAACATCATACCAATTGCTTTCTTCACAAAAAACAAGTCATTAATGTCCGGTGTTGCGCCTGAAACCAAAGAAGGCAGTGTTGTGGTTCCAGATGAAGCTGCATTTATGAGACTATCTGGAAGCATTAGCGACAAATGGGTCGTAAAAGGTAAAATGCGTATAACAGGAAATTTTGTCGAAGAGCTTTCAAAATTACTGGGAACAGGAAAGTATGACTACAATGGTTTGCTGGATATTACAAATTCTGACGCTATCATAATGGAAGGTAGTTCGTTTACAGAAGGAGTATGCCATCCTGTTGGGTTTAGCTGGACAGAGAAACTCAACGACGTCATAGACTTACCTGTGATTAATGACGGTATAAGCGGCTCGCAGAGAAGTGCTGGTATTAGGAATATTAAATCAAATTCTAATTTAACAAGCACACGAAGCGTAAGCAAGGCAAATCTTCCTTATAGTTATGTTTGGTTCGGCAACACTGCTAACGGTTCACCACTTGGCATTAACGGGTATAAGGAGCTGTTAGAGGCAAAATCCGCTGCAGAAAGTCGTGGTTCTGAAATGCTTATAGGAGAGGAAGAAGATCCTCATGCAGGTAATTGCGATCCTCTATATCAATCTTTTGCAAATTATGAAAACGTGAAGATTTCCAACCCGCTCAATTTGATTGGCCCACTGTGCTATCCAAATGAATCTATTTATGCTGGCCAGACTTACACCGTGCATAAAGGATGGAGAGGGATGTCTGTCTATGCGGTACATCACGAGTTCTTTAAGAAGTTACCTATTAAGCAAGCTATAAAGGCGTATAAGGTAAGACCGACAAAGAATGTTAATGCTGTGACTGATTTGTTTTTTAAGAACATAAAGGAGCGTGCAAAGTTTTTTTATGCAATTTCAAGCGGTCAGAATGGCACAAGTTCTTCGCCAAAGGTTACAATGGTTAGTTGTGATAATCTTGACAAGGTTACACCTACCAATCCAACAAGTGAGTATGATGTACAAGGTACGGTGGAAACTCTTTCAAGAGAGAGCGAGTTGGCAAAGATGTTATCGGGCGGAGTTGTTGAATTTTCAAAGTTTGCATTACTCGAGTTTGTACTTAATATTAGCAAGTTAGGTAATGCAGAGATTTCATTCACTTGCAGCGTTGAGCCGTCAAAGGTGTATGTCGCAGGAATGACAGAATACTTGCAGCACACGGTTCTGTATAATAACGGAGTAGTTACAATCAATGTAGCAGACGAAAGGTGTTTGCGTAGTGATAAGATTTCTATACTTGTAGAGTGTGCAGGTAGTTTCAGTGTTTCAAACCCTGTATGTAGATATAAGGGAGCGCAGAAAAAAATGCGTGACTTTACTTTCTCACGTAGAAAGTACGGTGTAGAGGTGTTAGAAGATACGAGCGTGCAGCCGTTTAGTGGAGGAACAAAGTTCTCTCTACCGTCTGCACTAAACCTATATACGAAATATAACACGGTTAAGTCTATTTTGAAATTGACAGGAGATGAAAAGGCAACGAGAAACTTTACAATTACGGAGCGTGCAAATTATGCCGTTCGTATCGTTGCTCAAAATTTCTTTAAGTTAATGACAACAAGGTTTAGTGGAGCAGAGTTTAGCGAGTTTGTAAATACGGATGGTATAAGCTTACAGAATTATCAGTACGACAAGGGAGAAATTGTGATTATGGTGGATGATTTGTGGACTTTCCCAATGGTGGTAGAGAGCGGTTGGACAGAGTTATATATTGAAGTTCCTCTGTCGGCAGGTTCGCACAAAATCAGTATTGCACGAGTAAACGATATTAATGTTGATACGCCAATATGGCTACACGATGTTAGCGTGCAGAAAATAGGATAAATGTTTTTATTTCAGAAATCCTTATTTGAGAATCTTTTGGGGTAACTTGTAAAAAGCCCCCAGCCTTGTTAATAAGCAACGCCAATCACTTTTAAACAATGTACGCCACAAGAGCGCGACCGGGGGCAAATATCCTCGCTCGCTCTTGTGGCGTTTTATTGTATAATAAAAGTGATTGGCTTTGCAAATTTACGAAATTTATTAGATATGAAGATAATTGAGATTGTAAAAATTAACAGGGAACTATTAAGAAACCTACATATTGCTGGAGTTAGATTAAATGATGCAAAATATATAGATCTATATACTGAATATAGACAAATGTTGGAAAATCATGAAAAAGTGTCTTACATAGTGGCAGTACTTGCCGTAAAATACGCTATAAGTGAACGTAAAGTATATGGCCTTATCAAGCGATTTCAAACTGACTGCAATTTGTTTGCAGTGTAATCAGTATATACGCTTATGTTTGTGAAAAGAAAACTTACGACCTTTGCATCATTATGAAGAAAAAATATTATTCTGCTCCGCTTCCCTTCGTAGGTCAGAAGCGGATGTTCGCAAAAGAGTTTAAGAAGGTATTAGAACAGTTCCCAGACGGAACAACATTTGTTGATTTATTCGGAGGCAGTGGCTTGTTGTCGCATATTACAAAGTCCGAGAAGCCACATTCTAAAGTCGTGTATAATGATTTTGATGGATATAGGCTACGTTTGGAACACGTGTCACAGACTAATGAGCTACTCTCAGAGCTTAGAAAGATAGTTCGTGATTTGCCTAAGCATAAGCCTATCGTAGGAGAAGCACGTAAACGAATATTTGAGTGCTTAATTAAGTGTCAAGAGCGTTATGGATATCTGGATTTCATCACCATATCTTCTTCTCTCTTATTTTCGATGAAGTATTGTCTGAATATTGACGAAATGAACAAGGAGACGTTGTATAACAATATTCGCTCTACTGATTATCCGCTTTGTGATGGCTATTTGGATGATTTAACAATTGTTTCAGCAGACTATAAACAAGTCTTTAATCAATATAAGGATACCCCAAATGTTGTATTCCTGGTTGATCCTCCTTACCTCAGTACTGAGGTTGGTACTTATAAGATGTATTGGAAGCTTGCTGATTACCTCGATGTACTGTCGGTTCTTGCTGGACATTCATTTGTTTACTTCACAAGCAATAAGTCGTCTATACTTGAACTCTGTGACTGGATAGGTCGAAATAAGCATATCGGTAATCCATTTGAGAAGTGTACTAAGGTGGAATTCAATGCTCGCATGAATTATAACTCAACTTATACAGATATGATGCTGTATAAGAATG